CATATTATGTAGATTGAGCTCTCAACTTCCACGCTTGTGATTGTTGAATAGCATTAATTTTTTCTTTTTGTGTTCCGTGATATTTACCACATAACTGTTGTAAGTATGTATAATATTTAGTTCCTGCTTTTATCTTTTTACCTCTGTCAAGAATTATATCTTTAGCAGCGTAGAAAGTTTTTCTACCAGCCCAACCTAAACTTCTAGATGGGTCAAACTCTACTCTTTTAGTTCCTATAAATTTATTGTCAACTAAATATTCTTCGAAGTAACCGATAACCTCGAAACCATTTTTGATATTTGTATTTTTATTCATAGCACTAATATATAACTTTTTATTAATTATAAAAAATTTTTTATAACTTTTTTTATCTAATAGCGTATTTTCCATAATTTGGTTTGCTCATCAAACTATATGTTGCATATCTTGTAGCGTCAGGAATATGGTCATTGCCCTCTTGAGGAATATTTGTTAATCTATTTGCTTTATCTTTTTTCCACCTATAATCCCTAAATTCTTTTATAGCGTTTACAGATGTTTCAGTTATGTATATCTTATAACGTTTTAATAAATCTATTCCAGCCATTACACTGTTCTGCCCTTTTACACTAGGTCGAATATTGTTACCCATTCTACGCAGTTCATCTATTAAACGCACCTCAGCTGAATCACCGAAGCATAATTTATTTCCTTGATTATGTTCTAATAAAAATCTATGTATATCTGAGGTGGTCATCATAGTTCTATATAATAATTCGTTTATATAAAGATTATGTTCTTTTTGATATACTTCTACTGCTACAGTTGGATCGTTCGTATAACCGAAATCTACACCGATTGAGAGGAACTTTGCATCTTCTGGTATTTTCTTTATAACGTTTGCCCTAAATATTTGAGTTCTTGACAACGCTCTTTCACCTAAACCAAACACCTGCCAATATTCATCATCTGTTTCTTTTAACCTTTCTAATTCTGTAATTAAGTTTTTATCAATAAATGGATTATCCTTATATGTAGTTTTATAAAACACCGCATCTTCTCTTGTTTCGACTTGGTCATATATCCAATGTGTTGCTTCTGATGGGTTGTAGTCAATTATAATTTTACCCTCTGTACGAAATATTAATTGTTGCCAACTATCCCAATCAATCTCATTAGCTTCGTTTACAAATAATAAATTTCTTTTACGTCCACGTATTTTAGCAGGTTGATCTAAAGAAATGAACTCTATTGTATTTCCATTTATATAATATTCTGAGTTTGTTTTATTATGATTAGCTTCTGTATATAATTCATAATCTTTAAGTATATCTAAAAAATCACGCATCACAGTACCACGTAAACTTGGGAAAGTTTTTCTACAGATTGTTACAATATGATTATTGTGTTTAGAACAATAGTCGAATATTATCCATATTAATATATTGAAAGTTTTACCTGACCTAGATCCGCCCTGTTCTATTAAGATTTTTTTATCAGACCTGCTAAATTTATAAGCGTGTTTAAATACAACGTTAGTCTGAACTTTCTGAGTCATTGTCTAATACTATCACTTCATATGTAGGTTGTTCTTGTACTAGGTTTACATTTTGTGTTTCTGTTGGTTTACCTAATCTATAATTAAACCATAATTGTAAACACCTGACGTCACCTCTTTTAATTCCTTTTATTAGTTCTTCAATAGCAAGTGCATCATACATAGAAAGTTGTTCTATTAATTGAACCTCTTGTGATTTAGATTTCCTACCGGCTCCGATACGTTTACCACCCCAACTCATTGTTATCTTTTTTTTCCTTGACCTCTATATTTCTTTTTCCATCCAGGTTGATTTCTACTCGCATTTTTACTATGCACTCCTGGTCTTTTCTTTTTAGGTTTCTCAATATATGTGCTTATTATCTTTCTAGCCATCTTGAAAAAACTTGATTATTCAAGTGTATAATAAAAAAATATAACTTTTTTACCAATGGAACTCAACGTTTTCTAATTCGTACTCACCATTTTCTATAATTACTTTTATTTGAGCTGCGAACTTTATTAACGTTTCTTCCGGTAAATATTTCAGTTTACTTTTTATATACGCTTGTGTTTTATCTCTATTTTTATAATCAGGTGCTTGAAATAATAAATCAAACCACCCTTGCATTCTTGCATTATTGTTTTCATATACCTCAAACATTTTCAACGAGTGACATAATGTAGCACTGTCTAATTTAAATCCTAGGTCATTAAAGGTGTTTATTATATCTTTATTCCTAAACTTATAGTAATTTTTGAGTATATGTACGAAGAATGCTCTTGCTTCTACGTATTTGGTATCACGCCTTTTTTCTAAAAAGTTAATACCTGTTATTTGTTTTATGTCTTTGGCTATACGCCTAATTTGTGATTGTGTCATAGTTCAAAGTTAATTAAAATAATTTTACTTGTTGTTTATCACCAGCTTTATCTCTCAGTCGCAGTTCAGCGTGACCGGTCGATTTTCTAATATACATTGTACAATAATCAGGAAACTCATCTTGTATCCACTTTATTGAATTATATATATTCTCTTCGGTTCTAAAAGTTTGTAAACCTCCTGGCTCTTTATAATAATTTGATTTAGCGGTTATATAATCAAACCTAACTAAACATCCATTTTTGATATACTGCCTTATGCTATATTCATAATCTTCTCCGTGATTAGTATATCGTTCTAAGAAAGGGTCGTGTTCTACAATCACACCAAACATTGATGCAATTATATAGCATATTTTATTATATACACGTTCTTTCATAAAGTAATGATTAGCTGCTGCATACATACCGAAAGTTTTAGCACCTGCTTTTTCGCATTGTTTAAAACCCTCTATTATAAATTCTTTTTCTAAATCTACTAAAGGTACAAGCGTATCTTCTTTTTTACGCAATACTTGATCGATATCATCATCAATCATTATTAACTTAGTACCCTCTTTATAATATTTCTCTATAAAGTTTCTTTGAAGTCCAATAGTGGGAACACCAATTATTATTTCGTATTCTTTATTTAAACTCTTTTTATATACTTCGTATTCCTCTTCGTCTGCAACGAAAATACTGATACGTTCTTTAGGAATGTTATATTCGCTTAACACTCTCAAAGTTTTCTGTTTTATAACCTCCGGTCTTTTATACGAAGGAATCGCTATTTTATAATCTGTGATATCCACCTTGATCTATTTTTACTCTTAATAATTCGTCTTTGGGTGCTTTACACTTGTACATATATTCACGATAATAAAGCACGAAACTCACACGTAAACAATCATCTGTAAAATTAGTAAACCCTGTATTACAATGATACTTATGTACATCTACAAATAAAATATCTGTATTTTTTAAATCGATACCAACACCATATTCTGGTAGAATAAAATATCCACCACCCCAATCACCCTCACGATATACAACTAAATTTCCAAACCCCTCACTAAAATCTCCAGCATCTTTGTGTACCGCAGTTCTAAAATTTTTGTTTACAGTCACAGTTGTAAAACTTGTGTCAGGAATTACATAATTTTGATTTGTACCCTCGGCAATGTTTTTCTGCCTATTATAATATTCAGGGCATAATTTTTTATATTGCTCATCAACGAATTTTACAAAGGGTAACCCCTCTTGATAGTTATCAAAATATTTTTTAGTAAAAGCTGTTTTCCTACAATATCTAATCATTGCACTTTTATCCATAAACCCTACAACTCCAGATTCAACTTTTGCACCGACACTTGTGTTAGATATGCTACCGTCAGCCCTAGTTCTTTTTCCACTAAAACCACTGGCTGCACCCCTGCTTTCTGTCCACTCAATACTATCTTTAAAATTATCTACACCTGCTTTTAGTATGTCAATAGGTATAACGTTTTTCCTAAACTTAAATAATAGGTTACCATACATATCATAACCATCAGCATCATTAGTGATTAATGTTTTTATATATTCTTCCCCTATATGTTTTTTAGCAAGTTCGTGACCCTGTTGTTCAGTAAGAACTCTTTTAAATTTTATCTTCTCCATAATTCTTATTTAATATATATAATAAAAAATCAGATATGTTTGCGGTTTTTAATTCTTCTTTGTTATATTCTACCTCCATACCTTTTTTACATAGCTTTTTAAATTTATCTCTGTTAGCGTGTGTAAAATACAAGAGTGCGTTTGTGATTTCAGTATCATCTTTTGGCTCTTCGTTTTTTGGAAACTCGTATTCAAATAGTTTCATAACTTGATGTCTATATAATAACTATCTAAATCTGTTTCCTCGGTTTCAAAATAATCCTTATACACTCTCATCGCATATCTTACTTTATCACGACCGCTTGAAATAAAATCATCGCTGACCGGTTTAGTGCTTATACCTATGTCGCAACTTTTTTTATCTATAACAATAAATTTAAAATTCTTTATACCAAATATTTCTGTATATAAATATGCTTGTACATCGTAATGGTACCAATTAGCTGCTTTCTCAAATTGTTTTATGTTACTTGTTGTTTTTAAATCTATAATACAATCATCTCTTAATACATCTGCTTTAGCCCTGAATGGTTTTCCTTGAACTACACCTACTCCAGGAAACTCAACTTTAGCACCTTTTATTATTTGCATAGCAGGTTCATTACGAAATACTGCATCGGCTAATCTTTCAGCGTCTTCTTTTTCTTTTATAGTATATACCTCTCCGTGTTCTTCTTGTGCTAATCTAAACTTATTTGTATTTTTACTTTGTACGTCTACAAATATTTGTTTATGAAAATAGTCTGGCGTAAGAACTAATAAATGTAAAAGGAAACCATCTCTTAACGCTTGACTTTGTTTTTCATTCTGTGAGTAAGTCATAACGTTGTGATATGTTTTTGGAGATTCTAACAATAATTTAATGCTAGAAGAACTGAATGCAAATTTATGCATAAAGCCATAATAGAAATCATCATCTAACATTTTTGATAATAATTCTTTTGTATCGTAGAACTTTCCGTCTAGTAATTTTATTTCTT